TTAGCTAAAATCCATATGTAGACGTAGTTTACCACAACAACAACATTTAAATAAATAACCCTGGCATTCACCATCATTCCATAAGCGCTCTGATAAATCAGGAAGTTCAAAACCAATCTCTTTAATATCTTGTTCTAAAGAAGCAAATTGTTCTAATTTATCTTTGATATCGTCCCATTCTACATAATCAATAAAGGCACAAGGTTCATCGCAATGTATTAGCCAATGTTCTTGTTGCCAGCCATGATAACCAGGCGTCCGTTTTGTTAATTCATCGAGTTTGTTTTTATCTATAGGAGGTAAAGTAGAACCACAATACTCCCCATCTTCGTCATAGAGAACTTCTCCGCCTTCAATGCTTGCACTATCTTGAAATTCACCATCAAACTTTTCACTGGCTGAACCATCAGCAATACACCAAGGGCATAGTGCATCAATATCTTCGACTGAATAGAAAGGACTACCATAACAAATATCAGTTTCTTTTCCACAACAATCACATACAACAGTATCATTCATAATAAAAGCTCCTGTTTTTACAGGTTCAGGATGATATTTAAAATAAGGTAATGCTCTTTTTTCAGTTGACATATATTTTCCTATTTTATTTTCCTAATTACTCATCTTCTGTTTAGTAAAATAATCCTAACCGTAGATCCATCATGTGTAAGTGATTCTCTATGCTATAATGTGCGCTTATTTTATCTCCTCCATAAATGAGAGATAACCAACGCCTAAATAGATGAAAGAATTACAGCATGTCAGAAATTACAGAACTCAATAAACTAACAGAAAATCATTATGTTAATAACCATTCAAAAAATTATAATTTGAATCGTTTTTCTGTTGCGCCGATGTTGGATGGAACCGACCGAGTTATATAATCAATCAGTTATCAATTTCTGGTGCGCTATTGGTGTCCTGATTTTCTTCCTCTTCTTTTTGTCTACGTTCCTCTTCCACTTTCTGCGCCTCTTCCATCTCACGCATTCTCACGTTATAGATTGAGCCTTCTGGCATCTGCACACGAACAGAGATAAAACGGCCAGCTGGGATATCAATCGGGTCGCCATCGTTGAAACCATCAATATCATTACGGGCGAATTTAGGTGCGTTAGGGTGTGTGCGGTGATACGTTTTAACGAGAATAGAACCATCTTTGTTAACTTCAGAGTTAACCCAAACTAACGGTTGTTTATTGACATCGAGTGGGATTTCAATACCACCATCGACACCACCCCATCCTGCGTCAGCATTAAACCCAAGAACTCCTTCAATGAGATACTCACCTCGAGCTACTCGAGTAACCGTAGCGCCCTCGGATTCGTCGTTAGTTGTGAATGTGCCATCGGAGTTGATGTTAACGATTGGAGAAGCTTTTTTGATGAACCCTTGAGTGTCTACAGTGGTATTTAATGTTCCCCATGTAACGTGACGCCTAATTAAATTAGCACTTTTGCTATAATATTCACTGGTGAGTATACCGAGGCCAGAAACAAACATCCTGAATGCAATATCACTGTTATAATATATATTAATGCCAGAACCGTAATATCCGAAGTGGTCACTTGTAACCCCGCCACCCAGAGAAAAAAAGTTAGTTGGGATTGACGTATCTTTTAATTCGTCATTTCCGCGATAAATAGCGTTAGCGCCTAAACCGTGATCACCAACTAACATCATTTTGCCAGTCTTTTCAGGAAGCGTTGTCCTATAATATGTTCCATTTATTTTATATAAAAATGATGGTGAAGGGTCTAAGCTCAGAAATAAGTCATAGCTACTATTTCTTGAACCGACAGCACCCGCCGAAACAATACCCCCTTTAAAATCTTGAGGAGTCGTTTTTGTTAAGTCTGCCTTATTTTGTATATCCCCTTGCATCTTCTTAATACTATCGAGCGTGATAATCTCGCCATTTGGCATCTCAATTTTTGTCTGGCCCGTTTGAGTCATCCACGTATTCATGGCGTCGAGGAAATACTCGACATAACTATTAATAGCGACCATTGTTCTTGCTGCATCACTATTATTATCTGGCTCAGTAATATGAATTGAAAATGTGGTGTTAGTTGCAGTCGCTAATGCCGGATGTGCTAATACTAATTCAGTGTCGGAATTAACGGATTTAATCATATACGGAATATTTGTTGTTCCCGATTTAATTAAAATAGTCATTCCGATATTAATAGCTGGATTATTATTTTTAAATTTAGTGTCAGTGCCTTTGACAATAGCAGACCCTGACACAGTAGAGACTGTGCCTTTTGTGTATATCATGATTTATTCCTAAAAATTAAAATAATCTGAGGCATCAATAATAAGCAATGGATGTGAGGATATTGCTTCTGTATATTCACCGTAAGTACCCCGGCTTTCATGACGGTAATAGCTATATAGTGAAATAGAATTTCCAGCATAATTACCTACAATGACATCATGAAACTTCCCTAATCCTTTATTTGAATAAAATGATTCACCAACAATAGCGGGAATGTACATCGGTTTCTTTATTCCATTAACAATATACTCCTTTCCTAATTCAATATTCTTAGGTATCACCTCCACTGGCTTTGTTAATACATTATTTGTAGAGTCAAAGGTGATTTCATTATTACTATTTCTTATTCTTAATCCGGCACCTTTTCTATTTGGTAATTTATATTGCTGAAATGCGATAACTTTAAATTTTGCAGTATAATGATTGCCATTTTCTTTATTTATACATATATATTCTATTGAAGAGCCATCACTCCATACATTTCGATACATACGGATAACAGCATTAGGTTCCTCGCTATGAAAAAAATAAATGGCGTTATCAAAATCTAATGATGGATCAATATCTTTTGGATTAAATACGCCAGAAATAGTTATTTCTTTTTTAAAAGTGGCATAGCCAAAACCAGAAGAAGGTGGATCCACAAGAAATAGATTGTTTCCAGCTATTCTTAAACCATAGTTTTCATCTGAGCTAATTGGATACCCTATGATTTTTATATGGTTCCATGGTTTTCGTCCATTCCAAGTTTCTTTTTGTAGTCCCCCAACAGTTATCACGCCGTTATTAATATCTACCGATATATACTCTTCTGTATTCCCTGTTACATAATAATAGCTTCCATCCGAATAATAGATCTGCTCACAAATAGCTGAATAATTACCTAAAACACATGCTGAATAATTTTTAGGTAGCTGGATAGGGCAATCCCATGTTTCATCATTTCTAATATTATCCCATCCAGTGATACGCCTAGACCATATAACAGAGGCGGGTCTTGTTGATTCGTTAAAAATAAACGAAGTACCATCCTCTATATTTTTGATACGCAACCCATACATATCCATTTATAAAAATACTCCTAACTCAATAATAGGGACGCCATTTTTATCAAAAACATAATATCCTTGGTTTGTTTGCTGAGTTCTGAAGTCACCAGCTCCGCCATTAATCTCAACATAGCCACTATTTAAATCATATCTAGAACCGGTTTTATTAGGTACATAGTTTTTAGAACGCATATCTACACCAACAATTAATTTCTCTATTGTTGCCGATTCAATAAAGGCATCCCGAATAAAGAACTGCCCGTTCTTGGCATACATGAATAATTCCATCTTGCCATTTGCAGGGTTGTACCAAGCGAAGTTATTGGCATTGTAGCCAATGAATGATTCAAGCTTGCCGTTCTTAACCTGAGCACTAATCACTTGCCCTGCTGCGTTGTATTTCACGTTGTTATGAACAATCGTGATATTGATTGAGTGAGTGACAACACCATCGCCTGCCTGATTGAAGGTGGCTTGCATTTTCTCCTGTATCATACCTTCCTGCTCATCAAACTTGGCCTGAACTTGGGTTTTGTTTTCAGCAAATGCCTTGTTTGTGTTAGAGATGGCTTGAGAATTTGAAACAATATCAGCTTGAGCCTGATTAACCTCAGTACGTATTTCAGTAAAGCGCTGACCGATAGCCTCATCAAGCTTGGTAATTGACGTTTGTGTCTCTTTAATTGCAGACGTGTTATCACCCACAGCGGAGTAAATTTCTTTAACTTCCTGTGCCCATGCTTCCTCTTGAGTTGCGTTAGCTTGCCATAGCTCACTAATGCCGGCTTGAGATTCAGCATGTTTTATTAGCAACTGTCTGAAATTACGATGACTTGCGTTACTAAGAATGAGAGCTGTCTCGGCGTTCCAATCTAATTTTTCACTGAGTTGCTTTCCTGCCTCAGTTGTCATAAATTGGCCGTCTAGTTCATCAAGTATTTCTTTGGTGTTACTATCTGGCTCGCCTTTCGCTTCAACAAATACTGATTTTCCAACGGCATTTATACTGCGAACATAAATATAATAGGTATGCCCTGCTTTTAGATTGCGCCCTTGTATAACCCACATAGAGCTAACACCTAAATATTCAGCGCGACTTTCCACTTCGCGAATATCAGTGATCTGCTTTTCTGAAAACCAAAACTCATACTGTGCACGTAGACTATTTTGACCACCGGAACGCGGAATAATCCCCAAGCTAAAATAGCCCGACTCCACTTCAATATAACTGGGTGACAATGGCGGGTTAATGGCAAATGAGGTTGTGGCCACATCGCCTTTTTGTTTCCGATCATTCTGAGGGACGACGGATAAGACATAATTTCCTTGAGGCAAGCCACCAAAACGATACATCGTGTCCGTAGTTGACGCAGTGCCGACAATGCGATCACCCGTAGTGAGTTTTAATAAAAAATCGACTCCTCGACTGGAATAAGGCGTATTCCAACTGGCTTCAACTTGCCACGCGCTCGCATCCGATTCGATATCCACAGAAAGATTTTCAACCGGTGGAATAAATCCACCCAGTGGCGTATCGGGCTTGGGTTCAAACTTAGCACCCTTATCAACAATCGCCTCTTTTTCGGGTGTATGTTGCACTGCGATAACCGTAAAACTACCATCACCATTATCTGCCAAACTGATGGCACGAAATAATCGGCGACGTAAAGACGGGAGCGTTAACGTCCAAACTCCTCCATCTTTTAATCCTAACGGTAAGGTATCTAGCTTTATTTGATTGGATGCGGGATAACTCATCACTTCATACGATTGCGGATCACCTTGTGCACTAATGAGTGTGACGCTTGATTTACCACTTTTTGGTGTGTCGATATTACGATCTAAAGTTAACGTTTGAGAGGCATAATCAATGTGTGTTAGACGTCCACCAATTTGATTGTCTGCGTAATAGTTATCGGCTATTTCGATAATATCACCCGGCATGTGGCGTAAACCTTCACTGCCGACAGTAAACTCAACCGTCTGTGTCTCTAATTTTTCAGTCGTTAATAACCAAAGACCATGACGATGGGCTTGTCCTCGGCTAGTACAACCAAAGGCATCGACGCGCATCACATTACGCCCAAAGCGGGCAATGCTGGCATCATCCTCAACCAACTCGACACTGGTTTTCCAGCCATTATCGGGATCAATAAAGCGAACCTCGACAGCAGTATGACGCGATTTTAATGCACTAAAACTATACTGAAAGTTACCATCAATCACGTTGGCGTTGGTATAAGGCCACACCACATCAGACGGTCTATCTTGAATAAAGGTTAATGCTCGCCCATTCCAGACAGGCATAATGCGCATCATGGCACACATATCGCCCATGACATCATAGGCCTTGCGCATATCCGTAATGTAAGCATTACACGTCATGCGGGGTTCTTTTCCACCGAACCCATCATCAACCTGCTCATCACAATAACGACCGATTGCATACAGAGCGAACTTATCGACCTCACTGATATTGAGACGTTTCCCCATGCCATAACGCGGATGGGTTAATAAATCCCATAATATCCATGCGGGGTTGTTGGTAAATGCAGGTTTAAAGGTGCCATCCCAAATGCCTGTATAAATCCGTTTATCCGGATCGTAATTACTCGGTACTTGAATGATACGGCCTTTAATTAAATAATTACGGCGAGGAAATTTATTACCAAACTGTTCACTATCAAACATTAATCCAGCAACAGCAGACCCCGGATAAGTTTGTGAAATATCCACTAACTCAGAATAGCTCGACCAAACGGTATTATTTTGAATTTTGTCAGAAGTGCTGTCTTGAGTGATACGGATCATGCGTACACTAAACGGAACGGGCGGTAAATCATCCAACACAACGGCCATCAAATAAGGTGAGTTAGAGCGTTTGCCATTAATCGTGACATTTTTCTCTGTTATCCATGCCCCGTTGCGCTGAACTTGGATTTGTAATTTAACAGAAGTCGGTACGCGATCACCATTATCTTTGGTTTCAACCAGTGCTTGTGTACCAAAAGTCAGGCGTAAACGGTCAATATTAGGCGAAGTGATGGTACGAGTGACGGGGGAATTATATTTAACCTCAATCCCTACTGGTACTTCATTCGCAGACGCCGTAAACCCACTCATGGCCGGTTGCTCTAACGTTCCTGCCCGCCATTGTGCATACATCCCATTAATGGTGCTATTGCCAGATCCATCTATCACTGGCGTATCATCTAAATAAATACACCCTAAATCATCCATCGAGCCTTGAACGTGGATCGGCCCTTCGATTGGGCCTTCACTGATTAAATCAATTAATGAGGCTTTTTGGCGTGATGTTAAATCGTTTGGTGCCTCATACGGTGTTTTTTGACCACCACCACCTTTACCCATAATACAAACTCCTCTTATCCACCGTGTTTACCTGCATCGATATCTTCACCATCACTGTCATCCATAATTTCAACAGATTGTGAAATGACCCGTGAACCACACATGATTTCGCCGTAGGCAATAGGAACCGGCATTCCTTGAGCGACCGCGTTATCAAGATTACTAAAATAGGTATTGCCTTTTTCTTCATCACTACGAGATAAATTAGGTGGCTTAGGTGAAGGGATCAGCATTTGAGCGACACCCCCGATCATCATGGCCGCACCACCCGCCATTAAGGAAGTGGCTACTGTTGCTGAGATCCACGCAGGCCCCCACCATCCCAAAGAAAATAAGGCAGCACCCGCAACAAACTGAAAAATACCGACGTTTTTAGCGCCTGATAATTTAGGCACAATATGGACGACCGCGTTATCCGGTAAGGTTTCATTGAATTTTTGGTTAATTTCTTGTGGGGAAATATCGGTACCAGCAATGCGTACTTGATACCAGCCATCACGAATAGCTAAACGTAAGGCTGGAATTTGAATAAAAAGTGCGTGAAGCCCTTCAGATGCGGTGCTGACATTTAAGTCAAAGCGACGTCCAAATCGTTGCAAATTCCCGTAAAGTCGGAAGGTTGCCAATCGCGGTAACGCCAGATTGAGTGCGTCATTCGTTGCCATCGTTCGTTATACTCCTCGCGTTTGCTCAGTTGGTTTGGAATGTGATGTAAAATCATTTGGTTGCCTAAATAGATCCCTGCGTGATTAGCGCGAGAGCTGGCATAGCAACACAAAATAATATCGCCGGGTTGTGCCTCTTTTTTTACCTGCCGAAAACCACTGTTCGTCATATTGTCGAGGTACAACTCTTTACCTTGGCGCCACCAATTATCATGTCGCTCAAAATCAGGCAGATCATGCCCTGCCAAATGATAAGCGTCTCGAAACAACCCATAACAATCTGTTGAGCCATGAATGAATTGGCGACCTAATAGATGAGGTACCGGTTGATAGCTGTGAATTTTTTCATCACAGACCACCCACCACGGCAATGCGCTGTTCACCTGCAGTTGTCGGTCTAAGGAACTGAGATAAAGCTGACTATCAGGGTGACTGTGTACAACCGCAATCACCTCGCCCTGCTGTTCGGCTCGAATAAAATCATCAAAAGAAATCGTGAAATGATTTTTCGGATCGGCATGCTGATTAATACAAGGTAAATACTGCTCACCCTGTGCGGTACTTATCAATAAACCACACGCTTCTAAGGGCCCTTGCTCTTTTGCATGCGCCAATATTGCTTGTTCAATCATAAGAAACACCTTAGGAGGGAATTAACTATTACCAATGCGGGAAGTAGAAACAAACGCACCTATCCGTGATTCGTTTTTTCGTAACTTACAATCACTAAGACGTTTACCGCATTTGTCCTTTAATGGATCGCTGGTTGGTTTTCCCCATTCATCAGCAACAGGAGGGCCTTTATATCCGCATTCTTCAGAGCGATATCCCCAAGGACAGATATCCGACAAAATAACGCGACCAGGAAGCATCAATCCGTCTGTTTCACTGGGTGTCGCCAACATAAAGGTAGCAGTCACTGAATTTAAACTGGTCATCTGCTCAATTATCCAGCGTGTCACAATTTCTTGTGATGGGTCAGCATTAGGATTGCCATGAGGAAAATTGGCAGCATCTAAAAATTGGGTGCTGACAATGCGACGTACCACCAGCCCACCAATTGCACTATCTAACTGACTCGCAATACCGGTAATAAGCCCGAATAAATTAGACAATGTAATAGTGGGTCTCCCTGATGGCCCTTTACCATTAAATGAAAATCCGTCACCTTTTACAGGGTAAGGCTCATAGGTATTTCCTTGCCAGATTAACGGCTCTTTACGTTGATTTAGCCCATCAAAAAAGCGGTACCGAATACCGCCTATTTGGGTTAAATCAATCTCGTAAAGTTCAAGTAAGGCATCATCAGAGGAGAGTTCAGTAACACTAATTCGCATTTCAGGAGGAATATGTTGCATATTAGCTCCAATAAAAAACCGCCCGAAGGCGGTTTATGTTTTGTACAAAAAAACTACAAAGAATCTGCTAAACCTTTCGCTTTTTCTTTTATAATTTTTTCTTGTTGCTCATCTTCTTCTTGTTTTATTTTTTTAATAAAACTAGATTTGTAAAATAGAAATATAATGGAACTCTTTTTATCAGCAGAGGCACCTAACATAAGCATAGCATTACTTGAATCATCACCTTGGTAATGAGATACATATTTCCCACAAAGCTCATTACTCAGACATTCAGGTAAAGTAAATCTCCCTTTCGTTCCACTTTTCCATAAATACTCATTAGAATATTGATTTCCATACTTGGAAGATAACGCTTGTTTTAATATGTTATATCTCTCTACAATCTCTCCATCATCCACATAGATCAACATATCTACATTAATTAGTCCGTATTTATCATCTATCCCAACACTATATAATTCAATACCATCTATTAATTTAGAATCAGTATTAACTAAATATTCTTTTATTCTATTTTCTTTATTCCCAATTAATTTTATATTTCCAGTTTTATTTAATACTTCTTCGTACGTCATTCCCCAAGTCAGCCCCAATGGGGCTGATATTTGCTTTTCAATCGCTTGTACATTAATACTAAAAAATATAAAAATAATAGAGATTAGTTTTTTCACACCAAAATCCTCATTACAATAAAACCTGCTCAAACTCAGCCGTTATTTCAGTCCTAATCATTCCAGCAGAAGACGACCATTTTCGACATAATACCTTAATTAATTCTGATTGATGAGGTGGCTTCCATAAAAATGCATTAATACCAGCATGTTTCTCTAAAAATGATTCAATCTGCAAGCTTTCACTATTTATATAGATCAGCGTTACGTTGTATTTTTTTAGATTATTATTAATGCCGTCAGGGCGACGCTGTTCATAGCCGTCGCCAAATTTCACTGATTTTACTCGAGGCTCAAACTCCTTTTTCATATCAGGTTTAACTTTCCACTTAAATGTCTCCATTTACATAGCTCCACCATCTCGGCGCTGGCTCATAATATAGTCCTGAGCACCTCGCTTGCTGATTTCATAAACCTTTTTCAATGCTTCAGGCCCTATCTGTCCATTGTTGCCATCATTTTGAATGGTGATATGGTTTATCTGGGTAACGCCCGCACCTTGATTGGACATTTTTGCGATAACACCCAGCTTCCCATCAGCACCACGGCGCAAAGGGAAAATGCCTTCTGGCCCAGCTTCTCCCATCAAGCCTGCACCTTTTGCAAACGCAAACATAGTAGGCTTATGAACGATCTGCCCACTGTAAGCGCTTAGGCTAGCTGAGCTGTAAACCCCACCATCCGCATTCGCAACTGGTGCACCAAAACCAAATCCCATTGCCTCTATTCCTTTAACTAATGACATTTTAATTAAAATATCCGTTAGCATTTTAAGAATGGATTTCGTGAAGTCTTTGAAATTGGCCTCTCCTTCAAACAATACGTTGGTTAGCTGACTGCTAAATCCATTAAGCGCCATTGATGTTGCGTTTTGCACTTGAGAGTTAACATCAAGAGCGGTGTCTTTATAGTTGCCCCATGCTGTTTTGGCACCCGCTAACCAATCAGCCCGTTTCTGATCTTCAACCTCATAGGTTTTTTGTTGCTCAGCTAACATATTATTTAACTGTGGGTTCTCTTTTTGACCCGCAAGAAGCTGAGCACGTTCCAAGTAACGTTGCTGTTCCCTTGCCGATTTACCCATACTTTCTTCAATCGCTTTGCGCTTTTCCGATTGCTGAGCAATGTATTTATCAGCCTGGTCTTGCATCTTGTTTAAACGCTCTTGCAAAGCAACTTCATCACCCACTAATGCGAGCTTTTCCTTTTGAGCAAGAATATTTTCTTTATTTGATAACAAAGACTTTTCGGCATTAGTTAATCGGCGCGTCAATTGCGCCTCTTCTAGAATTGCAAATTTAGCCTGCTCTTTTTGAAGTTCCTTGCGTTGTTGACTGATAACATCATTAGCACTTTGATGTTTTTTAAGAATTTCTAATTGAGCCTGTAATGCCAATAAATCACGAGAAGCTTTTTCTTCTTCACGATCACCTGCAGAAACTTTATAGGGTTTTATTTTTGTTGGTTGTAGCGGTCTATGATCTCTCCAACGGCGTTTTATTTCTGTTTCATATTTTTTAAATTCTTCAGCGCTTAGCGCCCATTTTTGTGCTTCTAATTGAGCCAATTCTTTATTTCTTCTAATTTCTCGATCCGCGTATCTATTCTCTAATTCATCTCTTATCCTTAATTTATTTACTTCAAATTGCTCACTATCTTTCACTGCTTGAGCCTGAGCATTTTTAAGGTCTTGTTGAAATTTTTGCTCATTTAAAGATGAAATCTTTTCCTGTATCTCATTTATTCTATATTGAGGTGTAATCCCGACATTATTTAAATTCCTTAATAAGTTTTCCTGCTCCCTAATTTGCTCTTCTAGTGTTTTTTCTCTACCTATATCAAGCATGGCATCCCAGCCTTCTTTTGCTGCGTTCTTAATGCCTACCCATGCCGATTCTAAGTATCCAAGATTTTCAACAATATCAATAGCACCATCATTTATAGCCTGAGCGTAAGCATCAATTGCCAGTTTAGCTGCTTCCGTTTTATTACCTTGTAACTCTAACGTTCGGATTTGCTCTAATTGAGCCGCAGTCAAATGATGATTAGACTTTTCCAACTCAAGCGACATTCGAAGCGGTTCATCTTGCAAGCGTTTAAACTGATCAATCGTGGTGTCAATCGCCTGCCCAGTGATGTAATTCATCTGTGCGGCCGCTTTGGAAACACGAGAAATTTCATTATTTGAAAATACGCCTGTACCGACCACACTCGAAATGGATGATGCCATTTCACCGCGAGTAATACCGCTACCTGCAAGGGTTCGTGCCATTTCATTTAATTGGCTTGCAGATTTATTGGCGTAGTTACCCGTTAATATCAACTGCTTGTTAAATTGAGAAAACTCTCTTTCTGCATCATAAGCTAATTTTGCAACACCCGTTAAACCTGCAGTAATTCCGCCCCAAATACCACCGCGAACCAGTGAGCCCATATTAAATGAGTTGGCAATACCTTGAAGACGACCAGATAATGACTTGCTGTTTTTATCAAACTCTTTAGTTTCTTTGTTCGATTCAGATAATCGACGAATATAAATTTCTGCTGAAGAACTGACACCAAGTTGAGAAGCCTGATAACGCAACATTTGTTCACGACTTAAATTTTGAGTGGCGACCTGTTCTTTTAGTCGCTGAATAAATCGCGTTTTTTGTTGTGTTAGAGACTCCTCTTCTCGGCGTAACTTCATTGACTCTGAAGTAATGGCAGAAATAAGCACCTGATAATCGCGCTGATGGATAGTGCCTTTCTTCACTTCTTGGTTTAACTGTGCCTGAATCGCTCTTAACGCTGATGCGCTACCTGATAATCCTTTAACGGCTTCAATTTGTTTGAAGTATTTCTCAGTATTCGCATCTTGTTGGTCTTGTATCGCCTTTATTCTTGATTTAGTGACATTCTGAATTTCGGCGAATTGCTCACTAGTAATTTTTAGCTTGTCATAAGCCTTTGTTGATTTATTTAAAACTTCAGTGAGTTGTTCGAGTGCATTTCTCGTTTGCCCAACACTTTGAGCTTGCTCTAAAAAAGCATCGGCTTGTTTGCGTGACTCAACGGCAGAACGAGCTTCCTCTTGAGCAATTCGCTGATAATAATCTGCCCGCTGTTGTTGAGAAATTTCTTGTTGATTGTTAAGTTCTTGAAGAGACTGCGCGGTACTCTCTGCTGAACTGCGAGCCGATTGCGCTTGCTGTTCAACCAGTTGAGCCATACGCCGTTGACTGGCTTCGGCTCTTTCTGCTGTTTCTTGTAACTGGCGTTCAACACGCCCCATTTGCTGGCTGAAATCAGCTGTTTCAGCACCTAAGTTAATCGTGAGATCCGCTATTTGTTGGCTCATATCGTACTCCGCCCGCTATCCCCTCACTCACCGCCATCATGGTTTCATCGTCCATATCAATAGCAGGTTTACGTAACAACACGCTGAAATCTTCTGGTGATAAACTGCTACTGCCACCAAAAACACTGGCGACAGTAAAGTTAAGACCAGAAAAAGCATGATCGATAAATTGGAGGGTGAAGGGAGTTTCATTAAAGAAGTGTAACCAGTCAGCGAGCTCGGTCGCCGTCATTTCGCTGAGCATCCTGCGCCAATCAGCTCGTTTGAATTCATGCGATAGACGCAGGATAAATTGATGTTCACGGGCAACTACTTTTCCAGTGACTCTTCCTGTACATCACTTTGAACACTTTCATTTTCCGTGTTTTCAGTCTGCGCCATCCCGCTAATCACTAGAACTTCTTTTGACGCTTTTTCGAGTGCTTCTGGTGGCCATGTTGATAGAACATCATTGTAAATTTGCTCAACATCATCCGAACCTCCATGCGCTAATGAACGAGACACTAACCACGCATTTGATTCTGTATTCACACGAATAATCAGTGCTGTTTTTTTAACGCCTTCCACTTTTTCAATATCGTCGTTTTTTTCTGATTGCTCGACTAAAAAATCAAAGTATTCAATGCGTTGTAGTGCTGATAATTCATATAACACAATAGTGTTATCACTGTAAGTAAACTCTTTTTTCTTTAAAAACATGTTGTTAACCCTTATTCAGTGTCTTTATTAATGATTGTGCCACTTTCACCTTGCCCTGAGGTTGTCTTTATTTCTTCAGCAAGGGCTGGACGACCACTATTCGTGATCTTAATGGTGCGGGTGATCACTTCTTTTGCCGGTACTGTTTTCCCAAGCGAACTGACCCAACCACGATAAATATCGACAGCACCATTTGGATAGCGAATGCGATAGTGACGAACATCACCCAATTGAAACCAGTCAACCAGATCTTTTTGACCTTGCTCACCCGGTTTCCATGCCAGCGTAATATTGGCTTCACCTGCTGATTTTTCCCCCTGTGCCGTCGCTTTCCAGTCCGCATCTTCATCATCAAGATAGGTATCGTCATAACTATCTGCGGTAATTTCGCCCGGCTGTAACTCTTTAATTTTTGCCAGTCGCGTCCAATCCGTATCATCAAACGGCGCTTTTAATGGGTCTTCGGTACCGCTATAAATCCAAAGCGTGGTACCGGCACCTTTCACGGGTGCTAATGGATTTGGTGTAGGCATAATGATTCCTTTTTACATTGAATAACTAATTTGATAATTGAGATCGACAGAACCCCACAACCCCATCTCTTCATCACGATGATAGTCATAGCCGTTGGGTGTCATGTTTTCGATAAGACTAGAAAGTGCAGGAATAGAGGTCAGCGCAGGATAAATCACGGCTTCAACCCATTTATCTAACTCAGCGTCAGGATTGTTGGCGCTAAGAAAAACTTCTATGTGAACAATCGCTTGCCAGCTATCTTCATCAAGATTTTCACCTGTTGAGATAGCATCGGTGATATACACAGCAATCGCTGGGAAGTCGTTTTCATCCACAAAAAAAGGGCGACCATCAAATACTGTTGCCTCATTGGCATGAGGCTCAATCGCCTCTTTAATTGCATGCCGGATTTGCGTATGCTTGATCACCAAACCCTCCCTTTTATATAGAGCCGTAATTGTTGCTTTAAGGCCGACGCCATTTCTTTTGGCATATCAGATTCAATAAGCTTCTCTGACTCTTCGGTGTAAGCTGTTGTTAACGGTGTGACGAGTGGTATTTTAACTACTTCGATGGGATAACGACTTTCCCCAACTCGCTGAAGAATGTGCCAGCGCCCATTATCAAGCTGTCGAATAAAAGCATGAGGAAAAGAAAATCTCCCCACTTTCAACACACTTCCAGCTCCTTTTTGATTACCTCGTTTTCTTGATAATTGAACGCGCGCATTACCCAGTGCAATAGCAGGCAAATTACCCCGGTTTATCACTAATCTAGCACGAGGTATTTTATAGCGACTGCTCGCACGATTAAGCCGAACACGTTGGCGAATGAGGCGTTGTGGCACTTTCGTTTCGGCTGAAACCCGTTTAACACTATGACTAATGATACGGCGAGCGACACGGTTAATCGCCATTGCTGTTGCTTTCGGTACCATTTCATCATTAATGCTATTCAGGTTTTTAATGGCTTGCTCTAATCCTTTCATATCACCCACCTATTTAATCCAAATATGTGGTTTACCATTAAACTTTTGATGCCGAGTGATTTGGTAAGTTTTGCCATCAATTTCAACAAAATCCTTACGATCAGGATGATAGGTTGACGAGAAAATAACATAACTCACCCCATCACCACTCACCGGCCCCAATTCAGGGATAAAGTGAGATTCGAGTGCTTGATAAAAAACACCATTAATACGGATGGGGATCCCCATCCGTTCTGTGGTCACGTTATCCATTCTTTTTACCAGCTTTTCAAATGGATTCATCAGTGTTGACCTTAACCTTGAGGTGCGCCAGCTGATGGCACAAACACATTAAGCTTAACTGTGACATTTTCACTCGATGCATCCGCATCATCCCAAACAATACCTGCAGGTGTGCCACCTGTATCCACCACGACATTGTCTTTAACGGACGCCGTCGCACCGGCTTTTAAGGCAATACCCGATTTCTTGTTCAGCAAAAAAACACCTTCCACGAAACCATCACCTTTCTCACTAGGTTGAATATCGGTAATCGCAACACAAGCAATAGCGCCAACGTGCACCAGTTGACCACTTTTAATGATCTCTTTTGTGCTGTTAACTAGGGCAATTGTGCCACCTTGTTGTACATAATTTTTAGCCATGAAAACTCCTTCCGATGCCGAAACACCGGATTTTAGATATAAAAAAAGCCCATCAGGGCATCAGGATAAAACGAAGAAAAAAGACGTCTTACTTACCAGTTACTTTCAGCAGACCGCGATAATCAACCGGTGCTACACCTGCATCAATACGTACCTTGGTGGTGACACCATCGGAAGTAAAGCCTTCAAGTTGGTCAATATACGGCACATCGATTCCGTTTAAGTACGCCACCTCAATAGTGTCACTGCCTTGGCGTGAGGCCATATACCAATCTTTCTCGCTCGCATCATCTAAACGAGGCTCAGCAATAATTTCCGCTAAATCACGGACTGGGTTAATAATATTGGCATTAACATCTGCACCTTTCACACTACCTGATTTAACCACTTGGATAGCTTGTGTTTCTAGTGTAGTTGGCACCAGCATAAAGGCAGGACGAATATTGAGTGTACGCTCACCTTCTTTTTGTTGACGCATAGCAGTGCGACCCGCACTGATGGTTTCTACATCCATCCCGCCGGTGATCATGTTTTTATGATCGGCACTAAACAGTGCTTTTTTATCGCTCATTTTTTCATTATCGATGAGCACCGCATACACCAAATCACCAACAGTGGCTTTAGCTGCACGACCGAACTTCATTGGCACATCCGTCAGCATATTCATGTCATCATTGATGATGGCTTGACGAGTAATACTAAATAACTCACCGTAAGTCGCCAGCGCGATAGTTTCGCCTTTATCGTCCAGCGTGACGTACTTATATTCAGCGCCTTCACGCACTTGACGTAATGAAGGGAACGCACCTAGACCAACACGATGTGCGGTTTTAAAGTCACTAAGTTGTCCTTTTTTCGTCCATTTTTCAAAGGTTTCGTCGTTTTCTTCCCACCCGAGTAAAATCGCTTTATTCGCCACATCAAGTAAAATATTACCGAAATCAGACGTGCTATGCGTAAACGCCATACCAATCATTTGCATCGGATTATACGTAGCCACACCGACTCCGCGCTCTGTCAGTGATGCGCGTGCTAATTCACGCAATGTCATACTATTAAAGGCATTATCTTTTTCATAATCCTGATAACCCGCACGCGCCATCACGGAGGCGCGCACACTATCACCCACGATATTGCCGTTTCCTGCGTAAATGTGTGCATTATCTTTATTTGATGGCTCAGGATTTTGTTGTTGTGCAACAGTATTGAGTAATTGCTCACGCGCTTTCTCAACAGAGCAACTCGCATCCGCTAAACAAGTGATCATCAAATCATTGTGACGACCACCAAACATGGCAAATAAATCTTTTATCCCATTTAAGCGCGTTTGCTCGTCAGCATAGGTGGCGCTAGGTTGTGGCTCCGGAGCTGGCACTGGAGTTGGATGAGGCTGTGTAGGACTAGTGGTGTTTTTAGGTTTAATTTGATTTTTGATTGCACTTGGCATAGATGAAAATTCCTCAATTCGTTTAGATGTAAGACTTGCCATTGCTTTTACTGGCTCAATCACTTTATCGGCGAAACCGTGTTCAACACACTCATCGCCATCAAGCCATGTTTCCTGCTCTAACATGGCAGTAATTTCTTCTGTTGTTTTTCCTGTTTTAGCGACATAAGCAGGAATAAGTACATTTTCTAACTTGTCGAGCAAGTCAGCATATTCACGCATATCATTCGCGTCACCCCATGAAACGCCCCACGGTTTGTGGATCATCATCATGGCATTTTTCGGCATAATGACCGTGTCACCCACCATGGCAATAACCGAAGCCATTGAAGCGGCCAAACCATCGATAAAAACCGTGATCGTCGCGGAATGGTTTTTAAGTTGGTTATAAATGGCGATACCATCAAATACCTCACCACCCGGCGAGTGAATATGAAGGTTGATATGACTAAGATTCCCTAGTGAGATTAAATCTTCCGTAAAACGTCGTGCGCTAATTCCCCAACCACCGATTTCATCATAAATATAGATATCCGCGGTTTGGTCTTCTTTAGCCTGCATCCGAAACCAGCTTTTTTGATTTACTGGCCCCGACATTTTAGGCATCGTCATCAAGTTCTTGTTGCTTAGCATCTTGTGCCCCTTTGTCATTAGAAGGATCAGTATCAAATACCAGTCCTAATCGTTTATTTTCGTCAATTTCGGTTTTACGACGGCGTTTCACATCTGCAGGGTTTCCTCCTTTAGCACGTATCCAGTCACTTTCTGTCGATGCACCACCACGTAATAAGGTTTTCCATGCCTCAGACTCTTTTTTCGGATCAATCCACGGCATCACAGGGCCACTGTAAACCGCATTAAACAGTGATTTAACGTCAACATCAGGAGGTACTACGATCACACCACTGGCTATCGCCATTTTTAACCAATTGCGATACATCGGACGGCTAATGCCCGCCACAAAGGTATCTTGAAAAATGTTATAACCTTCAAACGACTCCACCAGCTCTTGTCGCTGAGCACTATAAGTACCGTTATAGTCACGGGCGATACTGGAATAACTGCCCCGACTGCCTGCAGAAACCGCACGTAATTGCCCATTTCGAAAGGTTTGTAGATTAGGATTAGGCCGGTCTGATTTGATCATGCCCACCTCTTCACCCGGCTTTAAACCGTCGTAAATCATGCCCGGCTGAATATCGATGTTACGTTGCTCATCTTCATCGTATTCGCCGTCAGGAAAGGAACCTGCATCCCCTTTCTTGATGTACATGCCCAATGAAGCTGCAATACGTGCGGAGGTTAATTCCGCATCTTCATAATCTTTTAACGCACTTAAGCGCATTAAAATCCCCGAAAACAAACTGACACCTCGCGCTTGATGGAGCCGGCGAGTGAATTTCAGGTGCAACATATTTTCGGCATCGATGGTTTTGATATCACCTAGATTGGCACTAAATTGAGGGAGGTTTTTATACACCTGATACCCAATGGGGCGCCCCCATTCATTGAATTTAATACCTTGGATAATCTTACTTTCTGGCATATTCATGTGGATAGGCACAAAGTCAGGCTCTAACGCTTCGAGCCAAAAATAGATATTGGCTTGAGGATCTAATCCCTTGGCTTTGCCTTTGACAAGTTGAGCAAATACCTCACCATCTCGTAGCCATGTTCTGACCAGTAAACGCTCTAGCACAGGGCGACTAAATTGCCCTGTCACTTCGGGTAATACTGACCACTCTGCCCAAGCTTGACGAATTTGCGAGGCTAAATCTTCATGAATTTGCCCTGCACCATCGAGAGGTTGTGGCTCAACAATAATGCCCTTTGCCCCGACAATGCGCTCTTCCATCTTGTCGAGAATACCGATAGAAATATCGTGGTTGTTATCTAGCCATCGAGCTTGTTCCCGTAATGATGTGCCACCAAACTGAGTCAGCTGGTTACCATTGCGATTTTCACGTTTAGCGGGATGAGTGCGAGTGGGTAAAACGGCTTCATAGGCTTTAATTTGTAAGCGAGAGCGGAGGCGCGAGGCTTGCCAGTTTGGAGCGAAATAACCAATGGCGTTGTCTAATAATGTCATCTAAACCTCGCTAATTTATACATTGGATTGCCTCGTTTTCTCGATATCAATGCCGATAAACGTGACTCCCAGCGCTCACGACCTTTAATGATCTCATTGAGATTTTCCATTGTCATGGCTTGTCCATTAAAGGTGATGGATTTGCCTTTTAATACCGCCTCTTCTGCTAAACGGTATTGCTCAATCATGTGTTCAATTTCTTCTTTCGTCATATCCAGCCTCCGCTGTTTGATACCGGTGCCCATGCAGATACCGCAGACGTTTCCTGTTGTTGGGTTTCGGGTGAGGGTTTTATTTCGGGTTCTGAGGCGATATCGGTAACTGAAGGAGGTGAGGAAAGAGCAACATCAGGCAACCTCGCCCATTTTGGCGGTTTCTCCCAATTGACACCTTCATACCCTTTCAATATCACTAAGGCATGGGCGTAAACCATCAAGTCAAATGCCTCATTAGCGCCTCGACCCGGTTTTTCCCAATGCCCTTTTTCATCACGCTCTTCATACGTCAACTCGTCATAGAACGATTCATCCAGCCAATCAGGGAAATGAATATAATTAGGCCCCACGGTATCTCGCGATAACGCAGAACTGATCCGGTCTTTGAGTTGGTCAGTTTGCAGTAAATAAAGAGGCACATCCCCTTTGGCTTGGGCTCGCCGTTCTGAACGACTGGTGTTATCGGGGAATGATTTGGTGATTAACTTACTGCGTTTATGCCCATCCCCTTTAAAGAGATAAACTTTACGGTGTAATCCCTCTTTTCGACAACGACGCCAAAATTTATAAGCATTATCAGTAACGCCATCTTCACCACCGGAGTCCACACCCAACATCATGATTTCCATTTCATGGTGAGGATAATGTTGCAATGGATAGGTTTTCTCTAATACATCCGTGATTAATACTTGCCAATCTTCGGGATACGAACCCGGATCAATTCGACGGCATTCACCGTTGTTGTCATAACGTAGGGATTGCGTGATTTCAAATCGGTCAATCACCCAACGTTCACCTTTTTCACCGTAACCCACCACTTGCACCACAAAGCGACGTTTTTTACCGCCCTGTACGTCAACCGTGGCAACCAAGAATCGCACACCATCTGGCACAACTGACTCTTCCCAGTTTTCTACACGATTAATGAGTTCATCACTCTGACGCTGTTCTTGTGCTGTACGCGGTAAATAAGGTAAACCCCAGTCTGTATTGGTGACGGCTTTTAGGGTTTCTTCACTACCTGTTAATTCATATTCTTGCTCTGCAGTCAGTAATTTATAAACTAACTGAGACAGCGTTTGATAAGCGGCAGCAGGCCCTTCCATCCAAAAAGAGGCAATACGAGAACGACGCCCTGTTCCAGATACTTTCCCTTGCTTATCAATGGACTGCCCTTCAATCAACCACACTCCTTTATTATTGAGTTCCCTTTTTTGATGGGGCTCGATGCGACCTAAACAGTGCTGACATTCCACATACGCAGATTCACTTGCTTCTACGGGATCAGGATTATCACGATATCCCTTCACCGCATCATAAATAGGCTGAAAATATTCGTGGCAGTGAGGACATTGCCAGTACCAGCGACGGCGATCCCCCCGATTATAAAGTGATAGAATACCCGTTGTGGGCGGGGCTTCGTGAGGGGATAAACGACTCCATTTAGTATCGGTAATATCACGCCCCGGAGAGCTTTCTACCAGCGTCATACCCGCAGACATAAAAGTGGTTGTCCGTTTTGAGGCTAAAGAAAAGCCATCCCCTTCACCGTCGATATCTTCGGGGAAACGGTCATAATCGGTAAGTGCCACACATTTAAAGTCAGATGAGGACATCACATTAATCGATGGCCACCCCATTTTTAAAAAACTACCGGATAAAAAGTATTTATCAAACACGTTATTATCGTTACGGCGAGGACTGAGTTGCTTACTGACTTCAGGACTGCAACGAAAGGTACGAGAAAGCCGTTTTTTACTGTGCTCTTGTGCTTTGTCTTGCGTCATTTGCACTAGCAACATATCAGAAGGGTCGCACACAATATTGTAAATTACCCAGCCATCAATTAACCCAACTGTCTTTCCTGTTCTCGCAGGCCCCACGAATATCACTGCATCATAGAGCCGTGACGATAAACAATTCATAGGTTCAACAATGTAAGGGGATACGGCGGGATCCCAAGGAACAGAGTTACCCGCGCCTACTGGTACTCGCATATATTTTGCCACAGCATCTGCAACTGGCATTCGCCTTGGTGCTTTTATGAGTTGAGCCACATTTTTTCTTAATGTGGTTGCTGACACTGTTGCTGTCATAACTCATCCTCATCGCTCTCTTCATCATCCGAGTTATCACTTAAAACTTGATGTGCTATCTGGTCACGCAGATCATCAATAATACCCTGAACACGAGATACAGCTGTCGGTGTTAATGCACAGTCACGTTCTAATATGTCAGGTAACGTTTCCAGCACTTGCACCATCGCTTTAGCCAGTGCTGAATATTCTCGTGCAACGTCTGAGGCAGGCAATAACTCCCCCACTTCTTGTTCAAACTTCAAACGCTCCCGCTCAGACTGATACCACGCTTTCCGATCTTGAGGTAACATTTCCTGATTATCGACAGGGGCTGGCGCCTTCATCATTTCAGATAAAATATCAGTGAGTGCGTAGAGTTTTAGATTTGAGCTATTGCCTGCAACAGGCTCTAAATGATTAAGACGAGCGGAAGCAGTTTGCCGATGGACACCAGAAAGTGCAGCTATCTGGCTGATATTGAGTTTTAGGTGTTTGAGTTCTTTGTCCATATTTCATTTGTTTTATTCCACTCCTGATCATAATGAGGCTTTAACGAATCCAATAATATGGGGAATATCCATCTATAAATATCTATTAAATCAACTAGCTCTATTTTGAGCCGTATCATTCAACACTAGGAAGCAGTAATTGACCTTTTTCTTCTATCTCTGCGATCTTAGTTAACAACTGAGGCTTTTTAACCCTACCCCATCTATTCAATAGACGACCCGACATACTCGCTACATCTTTCTCTTTCATGAATTCAAGCATTACTTCATTTCGCTCTTGCTCCATGGTACGAATATTTTTTGTTATGACGTCTGCCATCCAATTAAAGGCGTTAATAAATGCCTCCTTTAATTTAACTGCCTCATCGCCAGTAAAACCCATAACTAACATCATCCAGCCATCTCGTGTCATTTTATAAAATGGCTGAGGCTTACCATTCTGTAACCCATTGTTTTCATGGCAAAGCGTAAAATTGCGCTCTGCAAACTTGGATGAACATGACTTAATGACTGCTCTAGTTTTTCTGAGAACATCTTTGTGCCCCTTCTTAAAGGCCAAGGCAACTTTGAACGTGTCTGTTTCTGCATTTGAACCACTCAGAAAAACAAGCTCACGAAAATCAATGCCGTTTACTACCATTAAATGAGTCATAACGTATTTCCTACATTTGAAATGAACCCTCGTTCACATAGAAAATCAGCCCGTCGAAGCTCGCCAGCTATAACTGACTTCCTCGAAGGCTCATATCAAAGTGATTGGATCCGACGTTTTAGTAATTGCGCTGTGAATGCGCAGTGAAATGAGATGTAAAACAATAAAAATGAGAGTTGAAATCTTGAGTTAGCGATGAACAAAAAACAAACAAATTCATCACTGTGATTTTTTTAACATATATTTATCAAATAATTGCACTGGTGGTGACGACCGATAAAAATTAAAAAATGAGCCGTTTCCCGCGTGCGCGCCGCCCCGTGGATAGGGTACCCCGCCGGGAGTACCTTTTGACTTTAGATCAAAGCCTACTATCATTTTCTTTTTATTCTTTAAGGAAAATTGAAATGTTAAATATTAATACGATTCACAGAATAGAAGAGATCATCGAGGCTGGAATAATAAAATCCCACAATATTGATCCCGAAAACCTAACCTCTCTAACAAAACTAAAGATTGTTAGACGAATGAATCAAATGATTAGGCTTTGTCTTTATATCGAATTATATAGAAGGAAACACGCCACTAATTTTGAGCCATTACTAGAAAGAAAAGCGTTACATCATGCTATGCATACTTTGTTTTCTATAGAACCAATGAAAGCACAACTGTATCAGTTAAAAGATATTGTTATTCTATTTCACAATGAAATCAAAGGGCTTTCACTTACTGGCGATGCTAATAATTTTATCGAAAAACTAGATAAGCAAGTGGAGTATTACAACTCTGCAACAGCGACCTCTTGGCGAAATACATCCATTGAATATAGATACATGTCCGATTATTATTGGGATGAATTCCCTATCGAAGAAACCCATAGGCTTCTCGGCGAAATAATCTAGCTCTATAAATTATGAATAAGGTGAGATGCCTCACCTTTACTTCTGACTACACCACGTTCTGTTATTTAGCTCGTTCGTAAGTTTAGCCCACGCATGACGTTCAATTTCTCGCGCCTGCATTAACTCATTGATATCTGCATCTTGTCGATCAGCTCGCATACGTAAATCTGCTAGCTGAGCATTGATGTCACGCTCTGACTTATTACTGACAAGCACACCACTAAACACTGCATCACCTGATACACAGCACTTAAGTTTTGCTCCATCAATAACAGCATCTTTCATAAAATACTGACCTGAACCTGCAATAAAGTAATCATTGCCTTGCTCTGGTTTGATATTGACCTTGACACCTAAATCTTGCATCAGTTGCTTAATACGATTGAGTTGTTCTTCTAACTTATCTAACTCACTTGTATCCACTGAGACTTTTAATTGAATAGTGTTATCTGACATATCTATCTCCAATAAAAAAGCCACCAGCGATTAACTGATGGCTATCTATATAAACTCTATCAACGCCGCTCAATGAATGACGTTTGTAGAATTAATAATGTCTCTCCATAGTCACGCCCCTTCTTCTACCTACAGCTGACGTTGCTGATAATGACCGAAAATAGCTAAGGCGGTGGTATTCATTGTTTTTGACTCTCACTATGCGCTATCTGTCGAGAATAAAACAGGTCATGGCTAACATAGGAGACAACGACAACGCTACGTTTTCTTCTATTGGCACGAAATAAAAATAGCAGTATGATTAATATGTATTTATTTTTTGCTTAAATTCAGCCGCCCTGTGAAATCAAACTCACAGGGTTATTTTTATATTGCGCTGTTTATTTAGGTAGGAGATAGATAAGAATAATCAATCTGGTATATATATTTACCTAAGCTATACTAAGTAAACATCGCTATACTTTAATTGATATCTTGTTAGTTTGCCCTCGTACCCTACGTAGGGCTTTTTTAGTTCACACACTCCGTTCTAATGTAATCCTGTAATCCCAATATCACTTGCTCTGACTCTGCAATTCGCTCTCTGAGTAACCAATAATTTCGGATAGCGGTGTCAGTAGGTCGGGCGGTGGTTGCATCATCCATGCTGGTGGTGGAATTACTGGTGCTCTTTGGACACTCGGCTTTGATGTACACCCGCTCAGGATTACGCTCGCTAATATCACGTAAGCGACTAATTTCATTCTTTGCATTAACAAGCTCCTGTGTATGCCTTATATCAAGTTGATTTAGTCGCTCTATGCGTGCTTGATAGTCAGTATTGATAGCTTTCTGCTCTTCGAGCGTGACTGTAAGTTCTTTGTTGTTTTCTGTCAGTGCGTTAATTCTTTTCGCCTGTGCATTAATCAGCACGCAACCACCAGCAACAATCCCCACTATCATAATGACAATGTAAAGTTTCCAGTGCTTCATAATTAGTACCGATGATGTGAGAGAGCTATCTGACAGCGCTTGTCTAAACTGGCTTTATCGTTAACACATGAATTATCAATTGAGAGATAAATACCACCAGCGACCGTGATGAGTAATACGAGGATAAAGCTGATAATGATAATTAAAGGTTTCCATGACATAGTGCTGACTCCGCGTCTCTACGACTGACTAACCCTCGCCATACTTTGCCACCGGCATAAACCCATCGTTTCATTTCTTCACATGCACCATACTGATCCCCAGCATTTAATTTCTTTAGCAACGTAGAACGTGCAAAGGCTGTGGTGCCGACATTAAAAGCAAAGGAATATAAAGAGGCTTTTGTTTTATCATCTATTGGCACTTTAACCAGGATATCAACTTGTTGTTGAGTTCTGATAAAGTCTTTCTGAAGTAACTCGTCACATTCTTGCTGTGTGTATGTCTTACCTTGAATGATGTCTTTGCCTGTGTGTCCATAACAAACCGTCAGAATTCCAGCAACATCATGGTATGGCTCATAACGCACTCCCTCAAAATAACCAATCACTGTTAGCGCAATGCTTACCGCACCAGCACTCGCGACTGCTGTCACTTTCTGTTTTAGGTTCATTAAATGTCCTTTTTAGCTTTAGTCAGCATCTCGCCAACTATCTTTTCTATGTCTTGCGGATCGCTAGAACAATTTCGATGAACTAATTCAGCAAATAACGCTGTTCGTTTCCGCTGTTCTCGCTGTGTCATAAAGTAAGTTGCTAATCCAAGGAGCATGCTGAATCCCATCCCTATTACAAATCCCCATTCATAAAGTGAGAGACTTGCAAAAAAGGCAGTTAAGCCAGCTGTTCCGTAGGTAGCATTGGTCAATTTTTCCATGCGCATATACACCCCCTACGGAGTGTCCGAGTTTAGTTAAAAGGATGCAGACACACAGCTCTTGTGTGAAGTGATTAGTGTGTGATTGATACTGTGGTATGCAATGTGTAAATAGATGGTGGGCACAACTCCACCTAGTGTGCAATTATCGATATCTCTGCATGAGGCTTTCGATAATTAATGAAATACGGCTCGCCAATAAGCTTTATATTTAGAACGGGTAACGAAATAATGAAGTGACCAAGCTAAATTTAATTGCTCTTTAGTCTTACCAGATAGCTTTACACATAGATTAATAAATAAATTTTTCATATTTTCTCCAATAAAAAAGGCCACCTAAGTGACCTTACTGGCAAGCTTTTCTGCCTCTGGAAATAACCCGAACAGTATCGCCTGTTACTGTCGTAATGTAAGCATGATCTGTTCGATTAATATCAAATGATGGGATGGCATCTTTCCTTGTGTGCTCAACTCTCGCCACGATATCTTTATTTTCTGATTCTGGGTAAAACTCTAGGCGGTACATTTCCCCTAAGCAGTGGACTTCTTCCACTTTACGACCTTCACGTTCAGTAATTAATTTAAGTGCGTACATAATTTCGTTCCTTATTTTAGATAATAAAAAACCCCGCCGAAGCGAGGTTATAAACAATTCTGGCAATATACCAAATTAGACTTAAATATGACCTATTTTGTTCATTTTTGCAAGTTGTCGTGATTATTTTTATTAATCAACTCGATTCTAACTCGCTTCATAGAAAGTAATGCCGACTTATCTAACTCACAACAAATATCTAAAAGGCTATTCCAATATATATCATAATTCATTTTCCAATTATTACGCTTAACACCCACCAAGCGAGCCAGATCTGTTTGTGAATAATTACGCCCAGTGCAAGTCTGAACCGATAACCAGACTAATGATCTAAGTCGTTCTTTAACCTTTTTAGTTATCTTTTTACCGTTATGCTGTTTTTCAAATTCAGACCATACATGAACACTGATATTCACTTGATGCTCAAATTTCAAACTATATCCATAACAATACATTATCCATGAGTGTTGTTCTTCACTTAATGCATTAATAGCCCTACGCCAAGAGCATAATAAAAAATCCACAGGATCTATCATCGGCTTTGGAGTTCGACGACAGCGAGTTTCTAATACATAAATTGGATCAGTATCACGACAAACAAAACGTCCGTTTAATTTTAAATCTCGCATTCTAACTCTCGGTGTTGCTCTCGTGTCTGTTAACCCAAAATCTTCAAATGCTTCTAACTGACCCTTTGTTGAAGCTCTTAAGTTTGATGTAGCTATCGATGCCATATCACTTAAATATTCCAAGTCATGCGCATAAATTGGCATATTTCCTCCACTCGTGCCGTACACACGTTAAATAAATGCACCGATGCCTAATGAACGGTTTAAAAAATGAAATAACAATTCGAGTTGATTGCCGTGAGTGACTTCCCATAGTTTGGGGTCACGATGTAACTCGTCATGGTGAATGCGGCATAATGGAATAGTGAATAAGTCGTGAGCCTTCGTTCCCATACCGCCCATGCCATGACCTATGATATGGTGCGGATCATCAGCCTGTTGCCCACACACGCAACACGGTTGAGTCTTCACCCATTGCAACCATTGGGTATTTACCCAACGTTGCATTTTAGGTTTAAGAAGAAATGACGCTGGTGGCTCAGGATCAACCGCAACATTAATAACCGGCTTTATCACATCTAAACGCTCATTCATTGCAGATAATGCTGTTACGTTACTTGGGATAATATCAGCTTCAGGAAAACCACCGTGAACTCTGCGTTCTTCTTGTTTATCTGACCAATTTAAAATCTGGCGTAATATTGCTTCGGGTAATTCATCAACCAAGTTATGCATAACCGCAAATGAGAAAAAATCAGGTATCGTTAGCTGATGGGCACTATCTAATCTCAAGCGAAAACGAACAGTGTCTAGCATCCAATTGATACGATTTTTATGAGCCAATTCAGCAACCCACCCAGCAGATGAATTTCTAATATGGTTATCATGATGCCAACAAGTGCGGATCACGCCAGCTTCGTGAAAGGTCGTCACTAACTCATGGTGATGGTAATTATCTTCATCATTATCAATCTGGCAGCATTGAATATGACGGATAACCCACGTATCCATCGGTGATACTTTATCGATGGTATGGATCACTTTTTTGCTATTAAGAAATTGGACGATGTGCTTATTGTTTAAAATAGGCTGTTCATCACCCGTTAATGCACCAGAGGGCAACACATCTAAACTTTTAGGCACATCACTGATAATCACACGATGGTGCTTTTTAAATTGCTCGAGTAATTCAGCACCTGGTTTAAGCAACACAATCCCCAATTCTTTTTGAATATAAGGCGTTAATAATAATTTCATGCACTCACCTGTTTATTCAGCATCACCATGCGGATCAGCTCATCCGTTTTACTCTCAAAGAAATGAGGTTGGGTTTCACGAGGGTTATTGGGGCTAGTCATATTCTTCCCAAACTGACAACCTCTAGCCGTAACAGACCAAAACTCTTTCGTTTTGCTAGCAGTTTTCGTGCTTGGGCGTGATAGACGTTCAACAATGCCTAGTTCGGCTAATCGCTTATAGGCTTGCTGTGCTGAAATAGGTAGGTTGTGTTTGTTGATCAGTGTTGATAATGCAACTGTTGGACGACTGGAGCCATCCATAGATCCACTTGGCGCATCAATCGCATAAACGGGTGCTAATTCAGGCAATCCAGCCATAGCTTGTAATTTTTGATAAGCACCTAACTTTGATGAATTAGAGAAATTTAAACTTTTAGACATCGATTCCAGTAGTATTACACCCGCCTGCACTTTATCACTGAGCTTCTCTTGATATTGTTGTGTCACTAGAGCATCAAATGTGCGGATCACTTTTAAATGAAAAGAAGCACTGATCCACATTGCATAGGCGTAAACTAATTCTTTGCAAACATAAGTACCTTGGTTATATCCACCAGCCACAGTGACAATAGGCGCTCCTGTGATCTCAGGAGCGGTCGAAATTTCATCAATTAACTCTTTGGTTTGAGCCAGTGAACTCCAATTTGATGGTTGATGTCGCTTTTCACCACCTGACACTCGATGTAAATCATTTAAACAATAGCGACCAGCTACATCTCTGCGAACCTGAAAACCATCAATAACAATTAATCCATTCATGCTATTTCTCTCCACGTTTTACTCGTGACCGTACATCACGTTTTTACTATGCTGACGAATGGTTATTTCAAGCTTCCCACCTTTAATAACGTCCATCCATTCAACATCCATTTTTTTAATCTGCTTATCATCCACCCATACACCGGCATGAGTAAGGGCATCAAAAGGTGCTTTTAAGAAATTATCAATATCTCTAGCCTGCTTAGTTGGTGGATATAATTTCACTGAAACAACCACATCACTCTCAATGGCTTTAGGTCTACGCTTTAATTGTTCATAGACTGATGCAATCGCATTTGCTCTAAAGACCCGCCCTTTGGCACTGACTAAGGTTCCTCTCTTTGTGTTTCGCCAATAGGTGTTCACGCTAGGTGGAAATGGTAGTGTTAGGGTTAATTCAGGCATAAGTACCCCACAATCCAATAGCCAGCATGAGAACAAACCAAAAACCTATAAACAGCGCGTATTTAGTTAGCATCGTTTACACTCCTTTTATCCCAAGCCTTCAGAGCTTCATCCGCATTATTAGCAATAGGGCCTCTTGCTCCACATTTCTGACAGCGAGTGAATGTATTGATCATCACTTGCATGACTTCTAGTTTTTTAGAGTTACAGAATGGACAGCTTTTATTGTTCATTAGTGATTACCTCTTACAGCTCTCACTAATGAGTCATACGGCTCGGTTGGTAATTTACCCATGAGTGCAAAATTAGAAGTGGCGCGTTTTACCCATTTAATGCTGGGAAAATCAAATACTTTAGCCTCTTGTTTCTTCAGTTTATTTAAGTACTCTTGCTCTTTTTTTGCATCACTAACTCTCATAGTGTTTAACAACAAGGAAGCTGAAGCAGTAACTTGATATCGCGTGTATCGAGTTTTTTTGGGTGTTTTTATTTTTTTTATTCCACCTTGCTTGGATAAAATACCAAGTGCTGTTGCAACAACACATCTCTCTACATCCAAATCAAAACTAACGATTTTAGAATCAATAACTGATCCAGTATGGTAGCGTTGTAAGATCTTCTCTGTGATTTTCATGCAACACCTCTCGATACAAGCCATTGCGCTTGTTCAACAAATGTTTTACCGATTTGCTCCAGCTCACTACGTTGAATGTAATCAATGGGTTTACCATTCCACGTTTTATCAAACACCACGATAGCACCAGCAAAAAATGCCCCTGTCGGTACTTGAGTTTCATCTGCAGGAACAAACCATTCAGGAACATCAAAACCAACACGACCGCGAATAAAACAAATATGATCCGCTTCTTCACACCACCATGTTTCACTTGTGGCTACTTTCAACAAGAAAACATAGCGCCCGCCTTTTTCACGCATTGCTAACGCATGATTCATAATGTGGCGAACACCAGTAACAGCTTGTTTTTCATGATATGAACTACGTGAGTACGGTGGATTAGCGAAAGCAGAACCACCAATTTCCTTGAGTTTTTCCGACCAGTCCTGAGTAAGCGCGTTATCTTCAACGGTGTAGAAATGAGGGCATTTGCTGTTTTGCGCATCAGTAAAGAGATCTAGCGTGAACGGCCCATAGAGTGAATTGATACCCCAATACAGGTTTTCAGGTGTACGCCACTGATCGCCAATTTCTTTTAATTTATGGGCAGGTTGGCTTTTTAATTCCTGTAATTTCAATGCATAATCAATCATTGCTGAGCCTCCTGTGACATTTCAGTCGCTTGTTTCCAAATACTGTTCCATGCTTGGCGACCAGAAAACTCACTCATACGGCGAATACCTGTCTTACCTGCTAGTTCAAGCGCAATTTCTTCAATACGGTTTTGAGGTTTAGAACGAGAACCAATTAAGCGTGAGAATGCACTGTCACGTTCAACGGTATCAACTTGAACCTTTGGCTCATCCTTTGGTTTTTGACTACGAACGATCAGCTCATCAAAGTGTTTACGTAACTTACGAGGACTTAAAATGTTTTGGTGCCAGAATGAATCTTTGTTGGCCCAGTCGAACAACGCACAAATTTGCTCATGAGTCCGCCCATCGATTTGACGCATCAAACGAATATCGTTCGCCCAGTCATACCAAGTAGGCTCTAGCGCAGATGGATTCAGTTTTTTAACACGACCAAACATCCATTTTGCCGTTTTCAAATCACCTTCATCACCCCATTTCTGGAAATTAGTGCTGTAAATCACTGCTTCTGGATAACGAGTTAAAAAATCATTTTTCGGCTGGTCGCTGGATTCGTTAGAATTCTGCGACGAAGGGTCTTTAGTGATCTGTAAGTTTCTATCTGAGTTAAGATCTGTATAAAGATAGGATTCCTCACTTTCGACGTTTCCATGATTCTGCATTTCTGCGGTTTCCATTCCGCAGTTTCGACGTTCCGATTCCTCACTTTCGACGTTTCCATTCCTCACTTTCGACGTTTCAGAAATAGACGGGAAAATCATAGAGATAAGTTTATTTCCATCTATCTTGTAGTGAGTAACTGGCGTGCCATTGACCTTTTTTGTTTTGGTTTCAATCACACCAGGGAAATATTTTTTACGTAATTTATCAACGAGGCGTCGAGCTTGCTCTTCACCAGAAAGTCCGTGAATTTCTTCTGCCAGCTCTTCATGGCTTTTATAGAACCAGCCATCATCAGCACTTGATGAAACACCAGACCAGAAGACAAGTTGATTTAAAATTGCAGACAAGGCATGAGCTTGCTGATCACCCTTGAAAAAGTCCAAATATGGAACAGGTATAACAATGACGTTTTTCTGCCCTGACATGGCTTGCACAACATCAAAAATAGTCGTCATAGCAACGCCTCACTTAACTCTTGTGTATTTTTCTTTAAATCGTTGCAAGGGTTCACATTGTGGATCGTCACAACCATCAAGCATAAAAATGACGCGCTGTTTTTCTCTGTCATAACGAACAACATGAACAACGATACCCCTGTGATTTTTGTAGTAGCGATCAAGTTTGTTTGGGTTCTCATTGTTCATTGCCCCGCTCTCCACTTGAAAAATAAAAATCAGCCCATGCCTTTTTAAGCGATTGCCTATCTACCAAATGTGCCGGTTTCTTGTAGTTGTCTGGTTGTTCGTCAGAGGCTATGATTTCTACATAGCGGAACGACTGACTACCCGAGACAGGTAAACAACGGAATTGCTTTTTAGGTATTAAATGCGCTAATCTACTCATGCTAATTTCTCTTCACACAATTGAAATTTGCAAACCGAAGCCAGAGGCCGTACACCTTTGGCTTCACCCTTTCTGGATATAGCCATCTTTAATTTCTCTTTTGATGTAACGAAACAAACGCATTCATAAATGTGCGGGTCTGTGAAATTAATCCATCCAACATCATTTTTATCTTTTGCTCTTCATCACCATCAATAACGCCATCAGCTAAGCTATCTTTCATCAATAACGCTAAACGCCCTTGCATTTCGTCAACATTGCTTCGTAATGTGAATAACTCGGTTGTGTCTAGTTCAGCTGGATTGACTCTATCCACCAACAAGCGATTTGATTCACGAGCAACAAACTCAGCAAACAAAACGGTTTTAGAGATATCCTGCATTGCTAACAGCTCGTTTAAATCAAACGAACGACAACCGTTTTTCTCATAAAGCTTGTTGTTGAACGATGTTAAAGACAGACCAAGCGCACCAGCCATTGCCTCACGCCCACCAGCTGTTGCCTCACACATTTCTTTCACTACCTGTTTTATTGATTGGTTACTCATTTCCTACCACCATTGATAATTTCTTGTAGTTAACTGCTTTAATCGGTTTTGCTATTGTTTTGGTAGACCATCGGTTTTATTGGGATAGAGATCGGGTCGTAGCTGATGTGGTGATACAACCCAACCACCTAACTCACATAGTTGGATTACTCGCTCTGCTGGTACTTTGTTATTTTTAATCCAGTTAAAAACTGATTGAGGGGAATTAAAGCCAAACATTCGAGATACCGCAGATGGCACCCCAATTGTTCTAATTGCCTTTTCTGTATAATTTTCTTGGTGCATAAATGCCTCTCCTTAAGTAATACATCAATACTACTTAAAGTAGACAAATAAAACAACTTAAAATAGAAATGACAATGACGGGATTGGTAGATAGAATTCTACTTATGGTAGAAAATAACAAATATGATAGTTTCGCTAAACGACTAACCCAGCGAATGAAAGAGGTTAATGTAGATATTCGGCAATTGTCCGAACAGGTTGGCGTGTCTTATGAAATGGCGCGTCGATATACATTAGGCACAGCCAAACCTAGAGATGATAAGATGGAATTAGTTGCTAAAACCGTTTTTTCAACCCCAGCATATCTTGATTATGGAGTCGGTCTACAAACTGATCCTAAAAAGGAATTCAATAAAGACACGGCCATAGTTAGACAAATTGAAGCGTTTGCATCAGCAGGCAATGGTTATATTAACAACCCATTTCCAGAGGTTGTTAGATCAATAGAAATACCTCAAGAACGTGTTTATGAGTTGTTTGGTCGCAGTAATTTAGATGGAGTGATGATCATCAATGTTGATGGCGATAGCATGACTCCAACATTGAACCCTAAAGATTTACTTTTTATAGATACAAAAATAAATCAGTTCAATGGTGATGGTATTTATATTTTTAATTTTGAAGATTCTACTTTTATTAAACGACTACAGCGAGTTAAGGGTAGAAAATTAGCTGTAATATCAGACAATGATTTTTACCCTCCGTTTTTTATTGATGATCATGAAATCCATGAGGTTTACTTTCATGGAAAACTCATAAGAAGCCTGCCCATGTCGTTTAAACAATTTGCATAATAATTAAAACCAACTTTTAGTTGGTTTTTTTACGCCCTCATTTTCTACTTTTAGTTGTTGACAATATCTACTTTTAGTTGCATTCTATTTCTAAAGCGAAATAAAGTGTGTGAAGAGAATACTTATGACAACTGAACCAACAATCATACCTCCAGCCAATTTCACTGATGCAGATGTTGTTGATTGGATGAAAGAAAAACTATCGTCTATCAAAGTCCTCGGTGAATTAAACGCAAAACGCGAAGAGCTGGTGGATAAACTAGCAAAACTGGATACTGAAATAGCAGAGTACGCAAATAAAAGTGCTATTCAGACCCAAAGAAAATGACTTTTATGTGTGAAGAGAACGTGTGAAGAGAAACAATGGCTGGCTGAGTCTTAAACCATTAACGGGGGTGTGGTGATAATGTTCTGCTCAGTCAGCCATTTTTATAGGGTTAGTTTTATAACCAAAGAGCGTGGGCGTGAAAAAATGTAACCTGCGATCAGCTAGAAATCCGAACCCAATCGGGCTGATGCAACCACAGGTGGTCCGCTCTTTTTGATTATGAGTCTAACAATAAGCAAGGGTACTGGCATTATTTGTGAAATGTCTTATCAGGATTATGTCAACTCGCTAGTGCCCTTTCTTATTGTGTGAAGTGATAACGTGAGGTTATAGAAATGAGACAAGAAGATCGTAAGACAAATGTCCCTGACTTTCTTTCCGAATTGGACGCTGGCGTTTTTGAAAATAAAGTCTCCGCTGTTTTAAATGATGTGGCTTTAGGCGTTTTAAATAATGGTGGAAAAGGCAAAGTCACTATTGAATTAGATATTGCTCGCCTTAGTAATTCAATGGAAGAAAAACGAGTTGAAATAACTCATAAACTTAAATTCTCTGCACCAACACCACGCGGAAAACGGGCTGAAGAAGACACCACCAAAACGCCAATGTACGTGGGTAAAGGTGGTAAGTTGACCATTATGCAAGAAGACCAAGGTCAATTATTTTCTTTGCAAGGTCAGCCCGACGGGAAATTAAAATCCGTTAATTAGTTTCCTTATTTTTAATTAAACCTATCCATTTAATTTAATGCTTTTAAATAAGTAGGAGTTTATTCATGTCTCAATTAGACGGCACTGCTATTTCGCAAATTCAAAATATGGCTGTGGCTTCATTAAGTCTCGATGCAATAGAGAAGTCTCTTTGCCCTGCTATTGTTCTTCCGAACGACTTTAAAGTAAGTAGTTTGGAAAATTTACAAGAAGGTCGCTTCCGTTTTCGCGGTGAAATGAAAACAACCAGCATTAGCGACTTTGTTAAATACTCAATCAAAAATGCAGTTGAAGAAGGTGTTAGTTGCTTTATTGATGCTGATGAAATGAGTGCCGAAACTATTTTTAATATCGGCACAATTGGTGAGCCTGGTCATGCTGATAACACAGCACTTGTAAAATTAAAACAAACCGCTCCATTCTCAGCACTATTAAAAATTGATGGTGTTAAATATCGTCAAAAAGAATTAGCCGAGTGGTTAGAAGATTGGCGTGATTATTTAATGGCGTTTGATGCAGAAGGTAATGTTTTAGATATCAAACAAGCTATTTCTGCTGTTCGCCGTATTACGATTGAATCAACACGCTCTGCTGAACATGAAGATCACGATTTTAGTGCTAAACGTTCAGTATTAGAAAATGTTGAAGCAAGAAGCAAAGATGTTATGCCAACTGCATTCCAGTTTACATGCACTCCGTATGACGAGTTAAAAGAACGTAGCATTAAATTGCGTTATAGCGTGCTCACTGGCGGTGATGTTCCTGTTTTAGTGCTCTGTATTGTTCAACTTGAAAATCTTGAAGAACAAATCGCTCAAGAGTTTCGCAATCTGCTTTGTGATGAATTCGATGAAAGTGAAATCGAAACATTCATTGGCAAATTTTCAGCTTAATTATTAATTAATCGCCATCTTATGGGTGGCGATATTACTCAAATAGGAATAACTGAAAATGGCTAACGGATCAGTAAACAAAGTAATTCTTATCGGCAATTTAGGTCGTGATCCTGAAATTCGCTACCTGCCTTCTGGTGGTGCTGTTGCCAATTTAGCTGTGGCCACATCAGAAAAGTGGCGAGATAAACAAACGGGTGACAACCGAGAAAAGACAGAATGGCACCGTGTCGTTCTGTTTGGAAAACTCGCTGATATCGCCAGTGGCTATTTGTGCAAAGGTTCTCAAGTTTATATTGAGGGACAACTACAAACGCGTGAATGGGATGATAACGGCGTTAAACGCTATACAACAGAAGTTGTTGTAAAGGTTGGAGGCACAATGCAAATGCTTGGTGGTGCTAGTAAATCAGCAGGTTCACAGTCGGCACAGCAAAATCAGCCACCAGCTCAACCTCAAGCCCAAAGTAGTCAACCACCAATGGATTTTGAGGATGATATTCCCTTTGCTCCAATTGGGCTTATGTATCCACGCCATTTAATTAATGTGATTTAAGGAGATCTTTACTATGGGGCGCTTCCATGAAGATACTAAAATGCACGAAATGGCATGCATTAAATCCGATGGGTTATATCGTCATTACCACTTTTCTAACCCAAAAAATTCAGCATATTGGTTTGATATTGTGACAACACCTTATTATCTATATATGACTGGAGATATGGGTACTTGGGTATTTAGCCGTATTAAAGATATGCTTTATTTCTTTAATAAAGATAGCCTTAACTTAGGTTATTTAGCTGAAAAATTGCAGATTGGATCATCTCGTAGTGAAGCCACGGCAATTTATAAAGAAGTTGATGTTAAAAGAACACTAGAATATTTAAACAATGAACTCCAGCAATGGAAGAATGATATTTTAGATGAGGAAGAAGATCGCGAAAAATTAGCTGATTTAAAAGAGGCTTATAAAGATTTTTCCAGAAGAATTGGTGAGTTGAAATCATTAATCAATGATTACTGCATTAGCGGTTCAATTTCGGAACAGTCATATTCCTTTGCTATTGAAAACTCCAGTTTTACAGATCCGTCAATAGGAGGCATAGAATCACCTTGGGATTGGGAGTCACTATATCCTGTAACAAAGCCAACATCTGGTTTTGTATGGGCATGTGAAGCTATTCAGTATGCAAGTAAGCAGATCCTGATAAAAGAGTTAGCAAGCAACGCTATGGATAAATTCCTAGCTATTGGGGATTGCCATGAGTAAAGAGCGTGGAATTATATTTAATACCGAGATGGTAAAAGCCATTTTAGATGGGCGTAAAACTCAAACTCGTAGAGTAATGAACAACCAGCCTTGCACACTATCAGGAGAAACTATTTCCGTACAACAGGATGATTTTAATTTCAGATGGGCTGGCGATTTACATAACGATACCAGCGGGTGGTTTCCTTGTCCTCTTGGCAAGGTTGGTGATCGCCTTTGGGTTCGTGAAACATTTAAAACAGGGGTATGCACTGAATCAACAATTGCATATAAAGCTACACATAAACCATCTGATTTAGAGGAAGGATGGTATGAAGAAATTAAGTGGACGCCATCTATACACATGCCTCGTAGATATTCGCGCATTACGTTAGAAATCACCGATATTCGTGTTGAGCGTTTAAATAGTGCTGATGATAATGAATTTAAAGCCGAAGGTTATCCTTTAGATAGAGAATTAACTGGGGGCAGTATGGACCCGTTTTGTTGGTTTCGTAATCTTTGGGATTCAGTATCACCTACTAACTTTAAATATGCAGATAATCCGTGGGTATGGGTGATTGAGTTTAAAAGGATTTAATA